TTCGGCAGAGGCTTGCTCTGACCGAACTTCGAGAGCACCAGGATCGGCTCCGCGTGCTGGAGCATCTCCGTGGCGGCCCATGCAGCGGTACGCTGCGAGATCGAGCCATACGTTGTGGTAGCCATTGTGGTTTACCTCTTGGTTGCGTAATGGGCAAATGCGGCCTCGAACTCATCTGGCACCCCTTGCTTGGGCGTTGACCCACGGCGGGGGACGCTTTGCGCGGAGGCCAGTCGTTCTTGGCGTTTGTCAGCGGAATCGCTTTCAACAGCCTGCCCGTTTTGGCTTTTGTAGAGATCCATCAACGCGGCCGCTTCGGCGGCGTCATTGGACTCGGTGAGCCGTCGCAGGCTCTCGGGCTGTTGGTTGAGCCATTCAGCGAACGCCGGCGCAGACACCACCTCACGCCAATCCGGGTGACGGGCTGAGAGCGCGTCGACCTGGGTTTTGAGGTACTGATCCTGGGCCTGTTGCTGGATGGGTTGTACAGCCGATTGCAGCTCCGCAATCTGCTGCTCAAGTTGCGCCTGTCGCTGCCGGTCCTGCTCAATCTGACGTTTCTCAGATTCAAGACGGGCATCAAGCGCTTTTGCCACCTCGGGGAAATCTTCTTTGAGCGCTTCCCAGTCCTTTACACCAGCGGCGTCGGCGGCCTCCTGGCGTTTCTGTTCATCGCTCTTTGAGTCATTCCCGGGGGTGTTCTGGGTTTGCTGCAGCTGTGACTGCAGCTGATTGATTTGTCGCTGATACGCACCGAGCCGGCCGCGCTGGCTGGCCTCGCTGTGCTTGAGCTTTTCATTCTCCGCCTCAAGCGCGGCTAGCCTTTGCGCGAGATCGTTGTCGCCGGGCTGCTCCTCGGTGGCAGCCTCGGGCTCGTCTTGCTCGCCCTCTGACGCCTCGGCAGGGGCCTCCTCCGGCGTCTTGGGTTCGTCACCGGCGTATTCAGCGAATGCAGCCTCAAACTCGTTGTCATCGGACTGCGGCTCGTTTTTGAGCGGCTCGTCTTCCATTGCGGATCTCCTTGGATCGGCCATAAAAAAACCGCCCGGAGGCGGTTTGAGTTTTGTGTCAGTGGTAAAGGGTTACTTTACAACTGGCGCATCAGTTAAACCGATGGATCGTTGGGCAGATCAAGCAGCGCGGAGAGCGCCTGTATCCGCCCCCGGATGCGTTCATCCTGGGTAGTGTCGGCGCCCCCGATGAGCTGCTCGATGGCGCCTGCGCGCTGGTCCTCGGCCCACGCCTCGACGGCTTTCCAGGTGCCTGAGTTTTGATCGATGCGCGTCATTGGCTTTTACCCGTAGCTATCAAATCCCATGGACTGGTTGCGCTCGCGGGCAGCGCGCTCGGCCTGTTTGTCGGCGAGCTCGGCGGCGACTTTGTCGCGCTCGGTCTGCATTTTCGCGGCCATCTGCTCGCGCTCGGCCTGGAGCTCGGCGGCGGTCTTCTGCATGTCCGCCTCGAGCCTCTGCGACTCAAGTCCTGCCTTTTGCTCGAGTTGCGCCAGGGTGAGGCCTTCCTTGAGCGCGATCTCAAGGCGTGCCCGTTCCTGCTCGGTCTGCAGCTCAGCGGCTTTGTACTGCTGCTCAAACTGCTGCGCCTGGCGCTTTAGGTCCATCTCCTGGGCCGCCTTGGTGGCCTCTAGCTCGGCTTGCTGTTGCTTGAGTTGCAGCTCCTGGACCTTGAGCTGGGTCTCGGCGTCCGGCCCCTGCTGTTGCTGGAGCTGCTCGAGCTCCTCGTCGTCGCGGGTCACATCATCGGCGCTCACCTGCATCGTGCGCAGGATCTCGCGATACATCGCCTGCCAATCGGTCATCTTGGCGAACTCAGGGTTGGAGCCGGCGAGCTGCGCGAGCATCATCAGCTTTTCCTGCTGCTCCTCGCGGGCGATCAACACCGAGGTGCCCTTGGCGATGATGTCGAAATCGCCCTTAATCTCCGGGCGATCGGTGTAGGCCATGTGGAAGTCGTAGAACCGCCGCACCGTGGGCACGGTGATTCCGTCATCCCAATTCTTCACCGCGCTACGCAGCACGATGTTGGAGTTGTTCATGAGCATCTGCATGCCCGTCGCGGTCCCGGCACCCGGGCCGCCGCGAACGCCCTCGCCCTGCAACAGGATCGGCAGATTGGTCTCGGTGTCGGCCAGCTGTTGGGCCATCTGGAAAATCGCCGAGAGATCGCCCTGGTTGGAGTTGATCCCGTAGATGCCAAACGCCTGGTTGACCGGGACATCACCGGTGGCGAGCCAGGTCTTCATGCGCTTGACAGTCCAATCGCCATCCTCAGGCGTCACCGCGCGCTTGTTGACCACCACCTGCGGCCCCGCGCTCACCGCGGCGTTGTCCATCATCATCCGCCACGCAGCGTTGGTCACTTTCTGCGGCTGGCGCATCAGATACGGCACACCGAAGCCAAAGATGCTCGAGCCGTCGGCCTCCCAGTTGAACGTGGAGTACGGGATCGCGCCGGTGTCGAGCGGGTTGAGCGCGGCCTTGATCACATGGCTTCCCACCATCAGCACCGAGCCGGTGTACTCGATGAGCGGGTCGTCATCGACCTCGACCCCGGCAGCGGAGAGCTCGTCTTTATCGAGCGGCCCCCAGTACTCCCAGAGCTCCCAGCGCTTCGCGTTGGAGACAGTATCCACCCCGGTGATCTCGCGGAGCTCGTCGCGGCGGTCGTTGGCGATGTGGCCGTAGCCATCCTCGTCCTGCATCGCCCGGCGGAGCTGGTCGACCATCACCCCGGGGAGCTCGGCCAACTCGCGGAGCTGCTTTTTGTTGATCAGCTTGCGCTCGAACACGAACTCCGCCTCGTCCATGTGCTGCGCCGACATATCCGGGAAGAAATCCCACGGGTCGACACGCTCGACGCTGGGGCGGTATTCCTGCTGGATCTCGAGCGCCGAGACCCCGGACTGCGGATCAGTCGACCACGCCTTGCGGGTGCGGTTGACGATGGTCGGCCCTTTCAAGATGCCGGTGCCGTATATACAGGCATCCTCGATGATGTCGCGGGCGTGGGCGTAGTACTGCGCCTCCTCGAAATCATCGGCGATCTGCTCTTCCATCAACCGCGCGGCTTCATCAGCGCCGGCCTTGGCCGCTTGCTTTTGCTCCTCCGGGACCAGCGCCGAGGTCTCCGGGATCGGGGTGGGCTTGACCCCGTAGTTGCGATCGTCGTTAGGCAGCAGCATATCGGCCAGCCGCGAGATCGCTGCCCGGGTCTTGTTGCGGGTGATGTTCACAAACACCGAGCTGCGGCCTTCCATGCGCTCGAGCTCGGCTTGGGTGTACTCGCCGTGGTACTGGCGCAGATCCGAAAGCCACCGGGTCTCGATCAACTGGCGCGCCGCGACCTGATCCTGGGCAAGCCGGTGGAGCTTGGAGCCAAGCACCTGGAGATCTTCCTCGCGCTGGATCTCCGCCTCGGTCCGCTCGTCTACGCTCTCATCAAATGCTTCCATCGTGATCCTCAGTAGCCAGCCGTCGGGTCAGCAGCGACCGTCGGGTTGAAATCGGTGTCTCTGGGCTTGGTGTCGGCGTTGTGGGCGCCCATCACCAGGTAACGGGTGGCATCCATCAAGTGGTCGTTTTCTTTGACCACACGGCCTTTCTCATCGCGCCGGTAGAGCCGGTACTCGCTGATCCAGTGCTGCAGGGTCTCGAATACCTTGAGCCGTCCGCTTGAGAGCCGGTCCAGGACTTCCATGAGCCCGGCCTCGACCGCTTTGTCGGCTTTGTGCAGGATCAGCCCCTCCTCGTCGTAGAGGCTCCACAGGCTGCGGCCATCGGATTGGCTGCGGCCGCGGGCCGCGGTGTCGATGACCCCGGGTATCCACTCACCCCGGAGCCGGATCGCCTTGGCATGCACCGGCACCTCGGCTTGGCCGCGGTAGTGCTCGGAGTAGAGATAGATCGTATCGGTCTCGCGATCCACCGCGCCCCACACCGCGGCGGTGCGGTTCCACCCCACATCGAGGCCGTAGATGCGCGGATACCACGCCGGGATCTGGAACGGCTCGATGACCACATCCTCCTCCGGGACGGGGTAGATCGCGCCCGCCCCTAGGCTGGGGGTGCCGTTCATCCGTGCCTCGCGCTGGTGCGGGGCAATCGAGCGGGAGAGATCCTCGATGTCCTGATCGGTCAAATGCGGCACGTCCTGCCACCCGGCCTGGACAACGTATCGGCTCACGGTTTCACCCAAAGCTCGATGCCGTCGAGCTCCATGCGCTTGCCCGGATAGGCGCTGCGGTCGATCCGCGAGGCCAACGAGAGCGGAATGGTGCCGCCGGTCGCGCCCCGGTCGCGGAGCGTCTCAATCAGCTGTTGGCGGATGCTCGCCGAGGCGCTACGCTCGCCGGGGAGGTATTCCTGATCTGCCATAGTTATCTCGACGCCAGGGACAACCTGGCATGCCTTTGGTGTTTGGTTAGTGTTCGGTCAACGACAACAGCCAACCGGCCAAGCAGGCGGTGAGGATCGCTTCGCTCATACCGGCTCCTGCTCGGATCGGGTCTCGAGGAAATCCACCACCAGCGGGGTCAGCCCCTGGAGCGGGGTGAAAGTCATCCAGACCAGGCCGCCGGTGGTCATGGTGCGCACCAGCGCCTCTTCGTAAACGTCCTGCGGCACCTCCTCATCAAGCCACACCGCGTGCAGCTCAACGCCCTGGAAGATCCGCCGGCCCTGGTCATAGCTTCGCAATGCCAGCCGGCTGGTGCCGCCCGAGACATGCTCAACCACCACCTCCTCGTAGGCGTTGGCGATCCCGCGGCTCGGGGTGGGCTTGCCGAGATACTCCAGCGGGATTAGTCCCGTCCCGAACTCGGGCGTGTCGTAGAGCCCGCCGAGCAACTTGTGCTGGATAATGTCGCGGGTGGTTTGTGAGGTATCACCCGCCGCCAGCGCCCGGATAGGCTCATCAAACCGTTTGCCCTCCCACCACTCGGGATACCGCCCGGTGAGGTGGTAGGTCATCTCCGCGCCCCCGGCAACGGACTTGCCCACACGGTTGGCGGCCATGAAAAGCCGCTCCCGGTGGGTTGCTCCGGCCCGGAAGAACTCCATGTGCCGGG